AGGTAAAGGAGGTCATCTATGTCTCAGTATGTCTATTCGTTCCTGGACATCCTGGGGGCGGTCACCGGCCCTGGCATGTCGTTCTCCATCGGCATGGACGAGGGGATCGCCGAGGAAGGCATCACCATCGCCATGGACGAGAACAAGAACACCAAGACCATGGGCGCGGATGGATCGGGCATGCATTCGCTGCACGCGGGCAAGGGAGGGTCGGTCACCATCCGCACCCTCAAGACTTCCCCGCTCAACTACATGCTGGATCAGGCATACAACTTCCAGACGACATCGTCTGCGAACCACGGACAGAATATCATCTCGATCCGCGACGTGGCTCGAGGTGACTCATTTACCGCCCAGCAATGCGCGTTCCGTAAGCTTCCAGACAACATCAATGCCAAGGACGGCGGCACCATGGAATGGGTCTTCGATGCTATCATCGTCGACATGCTCCTGGGCAATGGCACACCTGCGGTTACGTGAGGTGAGCCATGGAGTTCGAGGTCAATGGCCGGAACTACCGGTCCGCCAGGATGGATGCGATGACTCAGTTCAACGTCATCCGTCGACTCGCTCCGATCATGGAGCCATTGGGTCAATACATCAAGGAGAGCTCTAAGGTCGTCCCCAAGCTAAACGGAGATGGTAGTCTGGACACATCGGCGACAAACCAGGAAGCGGTGGTCAACGCCATGCCGATCATCAAGGCCATCGCCGAGTTGCCTGAGGAGACGACCGACTACGTCATATCGACGTGCATGAACCTGGTGAAGCGGGATGAAGGCCAGGGTCGCGGATGGGCTCCGGTGTGGAATGAGCGGGCGCATCGCCCGCAGATGGAAGACATCGACATGGGGTCTATGCTGCAAATCGTGATCAATGTTCTCGGAGGGTCGTTCGGACCTTTTTTTCCAGAGAGAAACTGGTCATCAGAAACCAGGAGAGACGGTCCATCGATTTTGAACCAGTGAGATTGCCCGACGATCTCGATTACATGATGGGGCCAGTCGATGCTGGCATGTGCAAGTTCGAGAGTCTGATCGATGGCACGTTGGATCTGTCTCACGTCGATCTGATGAACGACACCCTGCGGGCCAAGTCTGAAAATGAAACCAGAGCTCACGAGGCAATGCGTCGCCGAATGGAGAGGAAGTAAATGGTCGACGAGGTTCTGAAAAGATTTCTTGTTGAACTCGTCTACAAGATGGACCAGAATACCTGGAACCAATTTAACCAGACGATCAATAATACTACCGTTCACATCAACCAGTTCAATCAGACCATCAATGTCCTGTCTAACAGGATGTCGGTGTTCATGGGAGGCGGGGGCGGAGGAGCTGGTGGTGGCGGCGGAGGTGGTGCCGGGGGTGGGAGTTCCAACTGGGGTCTCATAATGCAGTTGCCCGGCATGTCTGGCATCGCCGGATCGGTCGGTCTGATACGCACCGGCGGGGTGATGGGCGCTCTGGTGGGCGGCCTCCAGATACTTGGCAATGTTCTTGGATACGTAGCTCGGGAAGGCATCAAGACATCTCAGATGATGGTCGGCCTTCACTGGGCCGCCGTGCGTGTCGGCACCAGCATTGGGTCTCTGTATGGGGCCGGAATGATGGACCAACTGATGGGGGGAGTCCCCTACAAGGAGAGTGCCATGACCATGGGCACTCAACTTCGAATGTATCCATCCCTGGCGCGCACCATCCGAGCTCGGTTCCCAGATCTCGCCAAGCAGTTCATGTCGGGAGATGATCCGAGCAAATGGGACATCAACAAACTCCAGATAGGTATGGCGGAACAGATCTCCAGGACATCTTCGTCGTTCGCCGCCGGTATATCTCAAGCTGGAGTGTTCGGCATATCGCCGGAGGTCTACGCCGTCGCATCGACTGCCGAAGGAAGCAAAAGCGAACAGGAGAAACTCAAGAAGATTGATGAGATTAACCGGAAAACCGGATGGGATCCTAAGGCGGCAGCCGATGCAGCCGATAATCTCAACACGGCAATGGTCACGTTACAGAAAACCTTCGAAATCTTCTTCATGCAATTGACTACAGAATTTATTACTTTCTTGACCAGTCATCAAGCGGAGCTCAAACAGGTTTTTCAGGATATAATGAGTTTCTTGGAGTGGATAATCAAATTGGCGGGAAAAGCTGCCAAGCCCCAGCCGGATTTCAAGATAGAACATGGAAGGCCGGAGGAGTCGGGGGTCACGCAATGGCTATGGGACAAGTTTCATGATATATTTGGAGGTGGTGATAAAAAGGTTGATGAGAAGAAGAATACCGATGCCACCCAGAAGCAGACTGATGCCACCGACAAGAACACCGATGCATTGAACAAGATCGTTGAGGCGGGGACAACCTATACGGCGCTCGAGTCCGGCGGCATCAGCGGACTGCCTGCATGGGGGAGTAAAGGAGGAACTGTCGCTGCCGGTCGTGGGGGTCGAGGAGGAGGTGGCGGTGGTGGTAATGGGGGTGGCGGCGGCATGATCACCACTGAGGAGTGGCAGAAGGCCAGTTCACACGCGGGAGCATTGACGGCTCTGTATAAGGCGGAAGCCATCAAAGCGGCAGGCGGAGATAATGAAGAGGCACGGCGCATCTTCATGACCATGCAAGGCATCCGAGCCGGTGAGAGTGGTCACGGCTCCAAGTATGATTACAATCCGAGAGATCCCAGTGGAGGTGCATGGGGACCTTTCCAGATGGTCGGCGGGGGACGTATGGGCACGCAATTTGAGAAGGCTCATCCAGGAATGAGCATCAGAGACCCAAGCACCATTCCTACTCAGGCAGCTTATGTAGCTAAATGGATACATGAGCATCCACACGCTAATATTCATAGCACATGGTTCGGTTATAAAGGTGAGATGAAAGGTGATCCGCGATGGGGCGAGAGTGGGTATCGTCCAACGGGAGAGCCAATAGGCACGGCAGGATCGTCATCAGCGCACCACACCGATAACAGCGATCACAGTATCAGCCATCCCGTGACGATCAACGTCACTGGTTTCGACGATCCCAAAGCAGCTGGCAAGATGATCGCCAGTTCGCTCGACGACACGCAACAGCGCATGGTGCGTAACTTCAGGACCAAGATAGCATGAGCCGAAACTACAAGAGGTATTGTCAACTGATCGTGGCCGGTCAGAGCCAGGCTATCGATCTGTCGGCCATGCGTATCCGCTTCAGCATCCACCACGCCACTAACGCCATCCCCAAGTGGATAGAGGCTCGCGTATATAATCTGTCGAAGCAGACGGCCGAGAAGATCAAGGGGATGGCGGAACTCGGGTTCCTCCAACTCGACGCCGGATACGAAGGCAATCATGGCGTCATCTTCCAAGGTAACATCAAATACGTCAACCTCGGTCGAGAGAGTCCCACCGATACTTACACGGATATCTACGCCGGTGATGGCGACGTGGCATTCAACTTCGCTACCGTCAGCAAGACGTTCGCGGCGGGATCGACGCCACAGGATCATTACAATCACATCCTGCAGCAGTATGGTCAGTTCGGCGTCACCAAAGGACTGGTATCTTTCGTCGACCTGTCGCAGCCCAAGTATCCGCGCGCCGTCACCTTGCAGGGAATGGCGACGAACGCCCTCAACACATTGGCCACCAGCAAGAACGCTCTGGCATACGTCGACATGGGTAAGCTTCACATCGTCGACAAGGGTCACAGCCCACAGGTGTCGGCCACTGTTCTCAATTCATCCACCGGCCTGATCGGCATGCCTCAGGAGACGGTGAACGGCATCATCGTCACCGCCCTCATCGGTCCTCAGTTCAGCATCAATACTCGATTGCAGATTAATCAGAAGGACATCAATCCATCAGATCCGGTGTGGGGCACGGGTGGCGACTACTCGTTCATCGAGGCCGATTTCCAGCAGCGCATCGACGCTCTGAAAACCGCTGATGGCGTATACCGGGTTCTCGCCATCGACTGGGAAGGAGATACACGCGGATTGCCTTGGTATGTCACCATGATCACCATTGGTGAGAAAGGGGATCAAAACTATATTCTCAAGTCGACCGGCATCAAGGATCCGGCTCTGGCCGAGGGTCCGGCGAACTCCACCCCGTCTATTCCCCCCGGAAGTAGTCCGGGTCAGGGTAGCCCAGCCAAGTTCAGTTATTGACCATGGCTAACGAACTCGTTCCTTATGATGCGCCTGGGCAGTTGCCGCCTGCCGGGGGTTATAACCCGCCCGCTTCCAATCCGGCTAACCCATCTGGAGCCTTGACGCAATCCAGCTACGGCCCGACTATCGGCGATGTCACTGCTTCATACGCCATGATCTCGACCGGCGCTCGATACATCGGCACTATCATTCCTGATGTCAGCGTCGAGGAGATCCACACTGATACTATACGCATCACCGATCATCCTGTGGAGACTGGAGCGGCGATCACCGATCACGCGTTTCACTTGCCCTACGAATTGCAGATGCGCGTCGGCTTCTCCGACAGTTCGCATCAGACTTCTGGTTTCGTCAAGATGATCTACCAGACGATGATCGCTCTGCAACAAGGCAGAGAACCGATGAACGTCTCGACCGGCAAGCGACTGTATCAAAACATGCTGATCCAGTCGATGGCGGTAACTACGGACGTGACCAGCGAATACGCCTTGAACATGACCGTCAATCTGCGCGAGATCATCATCACCAACACGCAGCAGACGCAGGTCAGTCCGAGTAATCAGGCTACACCGAGCCAGACAGCGTCTCAGAGCGATCAGGGTTCTCAGACTCCAGATCCAGCAACGTCTGGTGATTGGGAGGCTCCCCACGCCGCTCAACCTTCGCCACCGCCCCCAGCTTCCGAGTGGCAACCGGGTGATGCCGGTCCCCCGCCTCCTTCATACGAACCCGGCGGAGGCACTGCCCCTCCAGGTCAACAGCTTCCTCCGAGTGTGGGTCCTGGGGAAGCCGCCGGGGGTATCGTCCCGTGGTCGGGGGTGGCTGAGCAACCGGCGCAAGCGCCATCCACTGGGACAGGCATCCCGCAAGGAACCACCGGATCGGCGGAGGATCCTGTGGTCGGGGTTGGCACTGAAGGTGGAGTGCCGTAATGGCCCAGAGTTACGAGATCCCGCTGATCAGCCAGGCCCAGAAACTCAACATCCAGTTGGGAACCAACTTCTATTACCTCCGTTTGCGATACTGCTTCACGCCGATGGGTGGATGGATCATGGACATCTACGACAACTTGGCCAACCCTCTGATATGCGGCATCCCTCTGGTCACCGGATGCGATCTGCTCGAGCAATACGCATACGTAGGCATCCCAGGGTCGATGTATGTAGCCACAGATGGCAATCCACCAGAGGTGCCGACGCATGATAATCTCGGATCGACTAGTCATCTTTACTGGTATGCCTGAGGTTAACCATGGATCTGCGTGAACGATACAAACTGACGGAGGACCCTTTCGGGTATGTTCTCGATTATGTCCTGAAGCACATCTGGACGAACCAGGTTGGATTGATCACCCAGAACAGCGATGGATACACGGTGCAGACTCAGCCGGCCATCAAGTATAAGCAGACGATGCCGGATGAGACGGTCCAGGACAAGGACATGCCGATCCTCCAGGATGTGCCGATATGTCATCTCGGAGGCGGTGGCGTGGTTCTGACGTTCCCCATCGCGAAGGGAGATGAGGTACTGCTCAACCACGCCGCTCGGCCCATCGACACCTGGTGGCAGTCGGGCGGGTCGCAGCCTCAGATCGACGCGCGCACGCATCACATGTCGGACGCCATCGCTGTGCCTGGGCTGTGGAGTCAACCTCGCAAGGTCAAGAACGTATCGACATCATCGGTCCAGATGCGCACTGTGGACGGCACATCGACTCGCGATGCATCAGGTAAGACCACGTTCACGCCACATGCAATCTTCGATCTGAAGCCAGATGGATCGTTTACTCTTAATTCGGTCAAGCCTATGACCACTAATGTGCCTCAGCACAACTACACCGGTGACGTGACCATCACCGGCACGCTGAGAGCCACCGAGGTGATCGCCACAGGAAACAACATCACTCTCGGCACGCATCTCCATTCGGACGTGCAACCAGGAGGTGGCAACACCGGTCCTCCCGTTTCTGGAACGATGCGTAGCACCATGGTCGCCTGCTGGGCCATCGCCACTCTTCTCGCATTGGACATCGTGCTGCGGGTGACTCATGCGATACCGTAAGCTTGATGCCAACGGCGACATGGTGTTCGGTCAGCAGCAGGCCGATTTCTGGATCAACGTGCCCGATGCTCCGGCCCAGGCGGTGTGGACCCGACTCCAGCTTTACCTCGGAGATTGGTTCCTGGACACCAGCGACGGCACGCCATGGCGCACTCAGGTTCTGGGAAAGTATACGGGATCGACGCGTGATCCGGCCGTCCAAGCTCGCACCCTGGGAACCCAGAATGTCACCGGTATCACCGCATACGCCAGCCAGGTCAACCGCGACACTCGAGATTTCAACGTGCAGATGACCATCGACACCGCATACGGTGTAGGATATGTCAGCGTGCAATTGAGAGAGCCAACATAATGGGCATCCCGCCAGTCACTCCTGTCGCCACCATCGACGCCACTGGTCTGCATCTTCCTGACTTCAACCAGGTGCTGCAATACTTCATGCAGGGGTATCAGAACATATACGGGTCCGACGTATACCTCGGGAACGACAGCCAAGATGGACAACTGCTATCACTGTTCACCCTGGCGGTAGACGATTTGAACTCGGCCATCGGCGCGGCATACAACTCATACTCGCCATCCACGGCCCAGGGGATCGGTCTGTCGCAAGCGGTCAAGATCAATGGCATCGCCCGCGAGGTTCCGAGCAACAGCACGGTAGACATCTACTGCGTCGGCGTGGCCGGGACTGAGTTGAACAACGCTTATGTCACCGACGCCGCTGACAATCAATGGTTCCTACCTCCCCTGGTGATCATCGATCCGGTCACCGCAGATGTCACTGCCACAGCGACGTGCGGCACCGAAGGAGCCATCGAAGCCAGCCCCAACACCATCACTGGCATCGGCACGCCGACTCTGGGATGGCAGACGGCAACTAATCCAGCTTCGGCCACGCCGGGCCAACCTGTGGAGACGGACGCTGCGCTGCGCAACCGGCAAGCCCAGTCGACCATGCTGCCGTCACTCACCGTACTCGACGGCATATGGGGCGCGTTGGAGGGCGTGCCCGGTGTGGCTATCGATCCTAGCTCTCAAACGTATCGGGTGCGCATCTACGAGAACGACACCGACGAGCAGGTTCTATACACGCCCAACTCGACGCCATTCCCGCCACACTCCATCTCGGCAGTGATCGATGGCGGCGACGCCGACGAGATAGCCAACATCATCGCTACCAAGAAGACTCCAGGGGCATACACTAACGGCACCACCACCATTCCTTGGATGAGCCCGTTCGGCATTCCCGAGTTGATCCGCTTCTCGCGTCCCATCGAGCCGGTGATCGTATACAGCATCACCTTGTATGCACTGGAGGGGTTCACCCAGTTGATCCAGGATCAGATCGCCCAAACGCTGAGCGACTGGACCAACGCTCTGGGCATCGGCGGGCGCGTCGATCAGATGAAGGCACTGGTGCCGGCTCAACTGTATGGCCAGATGCCCCAGTCGTCCACATACGAGATGGTTAGCCTGCAGTTGGCTCGGTCGGGCGACGCGTTAGGCACGAGTGACATCGTGTGCATGTGGAACGAGGCTCCGGCGTGTGACCCGACGCAGATCTCGTTCACCATTCCGCCCACACCCTACGGCAAGAGGCGTAGGCGTAGGTAATGCGCACCACCGACCAATACCTTGATCTGATCACGCCGTTCTTCCGCGGTCAGCCGAAGTTCACGGAGACGGTTGCGCTCCTGACCGACATCATCGCCAAGATGGAAGCGTTCGTCGCCAACAACTTGCCGCAATGCTTCGATGTCGACACGGCCATCGGCGTTCAGCTCGATCAGACAGGGCAATGGATCGGGCGCAACCGGGAACTGACGGAGCCGATATATGATGCGTATTTCAGCTTCGACACCGATGGTCTCGGTTTCGATCAGGCGGTGTGGCAGGGACCGTACTCCCCGGTTGAGGCGATATTCTTCCTGGACGATGAAACGTATCGGCGTCTCCTATATGCAAAGATCGCAGCCAACAATAGCGATGGCACATTCGAGACGATACTCAGCATATACGCTAATTTCTTCAGCGATCCGAACACCAATCTCTACATCGAGGATCGCCAGGATATGTCTTATGTGGTCGGTCTCACGGGCGCTATCCCGCCCGTCCTCGAGCAATACCTCCTGACCACTGAGTTCGTGCCCCTCAAGCCGGAGGGCGTTCGTATCTACTACGAGATCAACTCGATTAACAATAAGGCGATATTCGGGTTTGACCTCAATAATCAATTCATCCAAGGTTTCGATCAGGGAACTTGGGGCGTGACGCCGCCGTTGTCTTCAACAGGGGTGACCCCGATTGTGTTGACTGAGGATCTGTCCAACATCATCACCACCGAAGACTTCTACGAAATCGCCCTTGAGCCATAGGAACTGACATGATTGATACGCCAACTCCTCAAAACATCATCGCCGGATCGATAGCGATCTCGCAGATGCCTCCGGCTACCACGCCGTTGACGGGCACCGAGATCGTGCCGCTGGTGCAGAATGGGGCCAATGTGCAGATCGATGTGTCGGAGATCATGACGGGTCTGCAGGGACCGCCGGGACCTCAAGGCAATCCGGGTCCTCAAGGACCGCCCGCGTGGGAAGCCGTCACACCATGGCAGGCGTTGATCAACTATGTCGTCGGTCCTCCGGCGTCTCTGGTCGAGAACAACGGCCAAATCTACGCATGTAACACCGATCACGTATCTGGGTCGACGTTCTCCGGTGACTTGGCTTACTGGACATTCATATCGGGCACCGGACCGCAGGGACCGCAAGGACCGCCAGGTGCCCAGGGAACGCCAGGGACGCAAGGCACCCAAGGTATTCCGGGGCAAGATGGACAAGATGGACTCGATGGGGCGACGGGTCCGCAAGGTAATCCAGGCCCCCAAGGTATCCCAGGTCCGCAAGGCATTCCCGGTCCACCAGGATCGAATAGCCCGCTCAATGAAGCTCCCACTGACGGCTTCTCGTATGGCCGAGTCAACGCTACATGGGGCCACGTCCTGCCGCTGATCGGCGGCACGCTAACTGGACAGTTGAATGGCACCGCGTTGGTTCTCACCGGAGCGCTTACTTCCGCCGGACTGCACACCCAGAATGGGTACTCGCAGATCAACGGCGGCATGCAGATTTACTGCGCCGGTGGACCAAGCTCTCCCAACGGGATGTTCGAAGTCTACAACGGTTATCTCAAGTCGAGCTATTACATCGGCATGCTGCTCGCGACCCCGAACAGTTTCGGTGCATCTCCCAGCTACGTTTGGGGCGCGGGGTTCTGGTCCGGTTTCTCCGGAGGTGGTGCATCATTCGACCGCACCGACAGGACCGACTGCGCCCTACACGGATGGCTGTGGGGGCAGAATAATCTGATTGGAACGGTCACCACCGACGGAGCGACTGTCAACTATGGTGGAGCATCTGACGCTCGCTTGAAAGATAATGTGCGTCCGCTCGCCGACGAGCAGGACATCGGGGCGACCATCGACGCCATCGAGCCAGTAGCCTTCGAATGGAATAGCACACCCGATCTTATGCCCGGTAGAGGTTTCATCGCACAAGACTTGCAATCCATTGTTCCTGAAGCTGTCGCCGCAGGTGATGACGATCCGAATAAGCGCCCAGGTGATGAAGGTTTCCGTTCATGGGGCGTTGATCCCGCGAAGCTGGTTCCTTATTTGGTTGCTGAGTTGCAAGCGTTGCGTCGGCGCGTTGCTGCATTGGAAGGAGCCCCGTGATGGCTGACGTGATCAATGAAGCACACGCCATCGATGACGACCATGTGTTGCTGATCACCACGACTGGCGTGCGCCTGTTTCATATCATCGGTGGTCCCGATGAGGCGACCGCAAAAGCTCTGCAAGATTTCCTCGACGCTGGTGGCGAGATTACGCCCGCGAAACAGAGGAGTCACCGCCAACGTCCGACACGAAGGAGCAGATGATGGATGACGTCTCCACGAAAGCGGTGGCCACAGCTCTCGCTGCCAACACCAATCCCTTCTACCCGTTTGCTGTCGCAGGCGGTTCCAATGTCTTAGACAACCCATCGTATGAAGCTCTTCCCGCACGCCAGACCGGATACGTGGCGGGCACGGCCCTATCGATCCAGTGCAACTCCACATGGCGACAGGCATCCATTATCGCCGCCATGATCGGCCAGTTCATTAACGACAATCAGCCGGCACAGATTGCTGACGATGGCAACATCCCCGT